AACTTCTTAGCAAATGTAAACCCATACTTAGAATCAGTACAACAAAGACAAGGATTATATGCTTTTAAAGTAGTAATGGATGCTACAAATAATACACCAGATGTAATTGATAGAAATGAGCTAGTAGGTCAGATTTATTTACAACCAACTAAAACAGCTGAATTCATTATTCTAGATTTCAACGTTTTACCAACTGGAGCAACATTTCCTGAATAAAAACAATAATTATAAATATTTATAATAAAATTATATAACAATGGCAGTATTAGACCCAAACGAAATATTTTATACAGCATTTGAACCGAAACAACAAAACAGGTTTATATTGTATGTAGATGGAATCCCTTCATACCAAATTAAAGGTATGGGAGCTGTTTCATTAACTCAAGGTACAGTTCAGTTGAACCATATTAACGTTGCAAGATACGTAAAAGGTAAAACACTTTGGAACACAATTCAAATGACGTTATTTGACCCAATTACACCATCAGGTGCTCAAGCATGTATGGAATGGGTTAGATTACACCATGAGTCAGTAACGGGTAGAGATGGTTATAGTGATTTCTATAAAAAAGATTTAACTATGAACGTATTAGGACCTGTAGGAGATATCGTATCTGAATGGATTATCAAAGGGGCTATGATTACCGAAGCAAATTTCGGAGATTACAACTGGGATAATGAAAGTGCTGCTGTAGAATTACAGATCACAGTTCAACCAGATTACTGTATTTTAAATTTCTAAGAAACAATTACATAACTTATCAAAAATTGCTTGGCTTACGCCAAGCTTTTTTGTATATTGGTAACCAATATTAAAGGGAAAAGTTCTTTAACATTTAAAAAGAACAATATATGGAAAATTTAGAATTTATGTTAGGTGTCCTATCCACAGTAGGTGTATTCTTAGTAGGGTACGCTTCGATAGGAGTGTTTAAGGTGAAAGCCAAAGTTAAAGATATTAACCAATCTGTAGATAATGCATATTTAGCTATGGATGAAATCGGCAAAGATCATTATAATAATGTGAATGACTTGCGATTAGATTACCAAAATCAAATTGATGAAATTTATAGACAAATGGATTCAAGGTTTGATAAGTTTGAAAATAGAATAAATAAATAATTAATAATCGTTTTAAGAACTTTCCTTTTTAATATTTATAACTGATAAAAACGTTTTAACCAAATAAAGACTATGAGTGAATTTAAATTCCCAACCGAAGAAGTAGAATTACCATCTAAAGGCTTATTGTATCCAAAAGATCATCCATTATCAAGTGGTAAACTTGAATTAAAATATATGACCGCTAAGGAAGAAGATATTTTAACTAATCAATCATTTATTCAAAAAGGGACAGTATTAGATAAATTACTACAATCCCTAATTATAAATAAAGACATAAAAACCGATGATTTATTTGTAGGTGATAAAAATGCTTTATTTGTAGCTGCCCGTATTTTAGGGTACGGTAAAGAGTATAAAGTTACAATTGCTGGTAAATCTGAAACTATTAATTTAACTGAATTAGAACCTAAAAAAGTAGATTTAACTCTTTTTGAAAATGGTAACAATAAATTCACTTACAAATTAGAAAACACAAGTACTGTTTTAGAATTTAAATTAATAAATGGTCACGATGAAAAACAAATCGAAAGAGAATTAGCAGGTTTAAAGAAAATCTCCCCAAATAACTCATCAGAACTTACTACGAGACTAAAACATATGATTATATCAGTTGATGGTAATGAAGAAAAAAAAGATATTAGAGATTTTGTAGACAATTATTTTTTAGCAAGAGATGCTAGAGCTTTTAGAGAATATGTTAGAAGTATCCAACCTGATATTGATATGACTGTAGTACTTGACAGTGGAGAGGAGGCCGTAGTCCCTATTGGACTAAACTTTTTTTGGCCTGACGCCTAATATAGCTCCAGAATTTAGAAAACTTTTATTCCAGTCCATTCATAGTATAGTATTTCATGGTAAAGGTGGTTATGATTGGTATACTATATATAATATGCCCATATGGTTACGTAAATTTACCCTTTCTCAAATGAATAATTATTTTTCCGAAGAGAAAAAACAATATGAAAATGCCAAAAGTGGGGGTAAAGGAAATAAAACCCTGATATCTCCTGATGGTAAAATAAATACCCCAGAATTTGCCTCTGCCTCTAAACCCTATAAGGGTAAAACAAGTTATAAGTAACCATATTTATAATAAAATACTCTTATGGCTTTAGATCCTAAAAAAGACTTAAAAACAATCCAACAGCTTAATGCTGAAATTGATGCTTTATATAAAAGATTAGGTCGTCAAGATACTCCCCCAATATTTGATGATAAGAAAGTAGGAGCAGCTAGAAGAGAAATAAAAAAACTTAATGAAGACTTAAATGAAGTAAATAGTAGTTTAAGTTATATTTCAAAATCCTTTAGAGATAGTATAGCTGAGTTATCTAAACAAAATACTGAATTAGGGTATGCTAAAAAATCATTAAGAAATATTGAGGCAACCGCCCGTAGCATAGCTTATGAAAATGAAAGGGGATTATTAATAGAAGAAAAAACTTTAGAAAAATTAGAAAAAAAAGCTAAATTAGAATATGACAGTTTAAGAATAGCAATTGAAAGTGGAAGAATCACAGGAAAAACTTTAGAAGAGTTTAAACAAAACCTATCCACTGCTAAAGAATTTGAAAAAACCATGGGGAAAATTCGTAACCAAACTAAAATGGTTAAGGATGACTTTGGAGTTAAAACCTTCTCATTTTTTGATGATTTAACCTCTAAAATCCCCGGCCTATCAGCATTATCCGAACCCTTTAAGGAAGCTAGAATAGAAGCAGAAAAAACGGGTAAAGCTAATGTAGAATTATTTGGATCTACAAAACCATTAGAAAAACAACAACGTGCAGCTTTAGAAGAGGCAGCTAAATCTGGCAAGGGTCTTACAGCTGATAAGTTAAAACAACTAAAACTAGATAAAATGCTAGTTGATAGTGGTGGTAACCAATTAAAAGGTAAAGCTGCATCCAATGCTGCTAAGAAAATGTTAGGAGGAGCAAATACCTCCATAGGTAAAAGTGCAATATCCCCTCTAAAAGCTGGTTTAAAATCTATAGGACCCGCTATAAAGGGTATGCTAAAAAAAGCATTAGGTCCTGTCGCAATTTTAATGGAACTCTTTGAAGCTATGAAGGGTATTGATGCCGCCGCCTCACAAATGGCTAAAGAGTTTGGGATGACTTATAATGAAGCATTAGGTATAAATAAAGAATTTACTCAAATAGCATCATCATCGGGAAATATTTTTGTTACTACTAAGGGTATTAGAGAAACATTTTCTGCTATTAATAGTGCTTTAGGAACTAACTCAATGTTAAGTGATGAAATGGCAGTGTCATTTACTAAACTTAGAACAATGTCAGGTTTTACTAATGAAGAACTTCAAGGTATTGCCAACTTACAATTGGGTACTAGTAAAACCACAGATGAAATTACAGGTCAGTTTTTAGCACAAGCTAAAGTATCTGCAATTCAAAATGGTGTGTTACTTAATGAACAAAAATTATTAAAAGATATAGGCAAAGTTTCCGCAGCAACAACCTTATCATTTGGAAAACAACCTGGATTAATAGCAGATGCTGTAGCTACATCTAAGTCCTTAGGTATGGAATTATCTAAAGTAGACGCTATTGCAAGTAGTTTACTGGATTTTGAATCATCTATTGAAAGTGAACTACAAGCTGAATTACTACTAGGTAAAGACATAAATTTAGAAAAAGCAAGACAAGCAGCATTAAATAATGATCTAGCTACAGTAGCAAAAGAAATAGCAGATCAAATAGGAACATCAGCAGAATTTGCTGAAATGAATAGAATCCAACAGGATGCGATAGCTAAATCTGTAGGTATGAGTAGAGAAGATTTAGCATCAACTTTACTAATGCAAGACAAGCTAACAGGATTAACCGCTGAAGACGCAGCAGCAGCTCAGAAAAAATTTGATACCTTAAAAGGTCAAGTAGGTGAAGCTGAAGCTATGAGAATACTTGAGGAACAGGGAGT